TAATGCATAATCTTCATGAAGGACAATTCTGTCCACAATGCTTAATAGAATACATATTAGAACATAGAAATGTACTTCATGAAGCCGAATATCAAGGCAGAAAAGTTCAATTAGGAAAGCCAATGGCTGGAGATAGTAAAAAATTTAAAGTTTATGTTAAGAATGCTAAAGGAAACGTAGTTAAAGTAAATTTTGGACAAAAAGGAGTTAAGATAAAGAAAAATAATCCAGCAAGAAGAAAAAGTTTTAGAGCAAGACATCACTGTGACACTAATCCAGGACCTCGTTGGAAAGCTAGATATTGGTCATGTAGAAAATGGTAACTATGATTAAATTAATTAACTTATTAATAGAAGGTGGCTGGTCTAGTCAATTAACTCAAAATACAAGATTAACTCCTTCAGTAGTAGAAGAATGCGTTTACCTATATCAAAAATTTGTAGATGATTTTAATTCATATTTAAAATCAAAAAATTTACCAGAAGTACAAGCTGGAAAACCTGTTGGATCTAGCGCTTATTTTAAAAAAGATATACAAGACTATCCAGATAAAGAATATGGAGATGTAGATATGATGTTCTATATTCCTAAAATTGAAGGAGCTAGCGATAATAAAAACAAAAGTATTTATTCAAAAGAGATACTTGAGTATCTTAAAGACAATCAAAATGTTCAATCAGAAAATGGAACTAACCTTATCTTTAAACTAAAAGATGGAGGCTATGCGCAAATAGATTTAGTTAATGCTTATTATGAAAATAAAGATTGGGCCGCTGCTAGAATGACTCCAGAAAGAGGAATTAAAGGAGCAATCGGAGGTTATTTATATAGTTCATTAGCTGATATATTAAACTTAAGTATAAGCGCTAATGGAGTTCAAGTAAAATTAAAAAATAATAGTCCAGTAAAGTTTACTTCTGGAAAAGTAGATAAAATAGATACAGTTACAAGAGATATTTCAAATCTTGGAATGGATATTTGTAAGTATTATTATAAAATAATAACTAACAAAAGTCCTGAGACTATGAAAATAAGTCCATCGCTAAGAAAAACTCCTGGAATTAATCCAGAAGATGTAAAAAATATTGATATAGCTAATACTGTTAAAGGAATTGGAGATACTTTAGAGTTAAATGGATTATTTGGACAAGGATCTTTATCAAATATAGATTCAACTAATGATTTTATCAATAAAATAGCAAAAGTATATTATGATAAGATGAATGACGCTATAAATGCTCCTAAATTTGATAAAGCAGAAGGACCAGAAGGACAAAGAAAAGCAGAAGACGCAAAAAATAAGTTAACTGCGGGATTAAAACAAACTTTACAATATTTAAAATAGATGATTAGTCTAACTGAGATAGTAAGAGAGATAATGCTAAATGAAGAGCAAATGCAATCTGATGCTTGGAAAGCAATAACTAAAACTATTGAAGTTCTTGAAAAAAAAGATAAGATTTTGCTATTAAGTTGTTCTAATAGATACAATTGGGATGATAAAGACATAGATGTTCCAAAATCTAAAATGATTGCAATGCATATACAAGATCAATTACGCGATAAATGTATATTGATTGATGTTCCTGAACTTAATATAATGCCTTGCGAAGGCAACGTATCTAGAAAAGACGGTAATAGTTGTGGAGTAATGAAGTCAAAACTTAAAGACAAAGAAAAAAATCCTTCTGGACATCATAGATGTTGGGCAAGTTTAAACAACCCAAAAGATGAACTATGGAAGATCTCTAAAGAGCTTCTTGAATCAGACGCAGTTGTATTTTTTAGTTCAATAAGATGGGGACAAACTAACATGTACTATCAAAACTTAATTGAGAGATTAACTTGGCTTGAAAATAGACATAATACATTAGGTGAATCTAATATCATTAAAGATATTACATCAGGATTTATATGTACAGGTCAAAATTGGAATGGAGAAACTGTTAATGAAACACAGAAGCAAGTTCATAAATTTTATGGATTTAAACCAAATAATGATTTGTATTGGAACTGGCAATATACTAAAAATGCAAAGGACGAAACACAAAAATCTTATAAAAATTCGTATAATAAATTTGAAAAAGAAACTAGAATAATATGATTAAGCTTACAGAAATATTAGAAAAAATATTATCAGAAGCATGTTGGGATGGATATAGAAAAGATCCAAATAAACCAATGAAAAAAGGAAAAAAAGGGACTATGGTTCCTAATTGTGTTAAAGTTAGAGAGGAAAAGAAAGGACCAAAATTAAATCCTGCGTATCTTACTAAAGACGCAAGACAAATGGAAAAAGATATAAAAGATAGAAAAAGCTTAAAATCTAATGATCCAGCCGCTTATGGAAAGTGGGATGCAGACTACATAGATAAAGATAAAACAAAAAAGTATAAAACTAGAAAGTCAACCTCTACTACTGCATACGAAAAAAGATTTGGAAAAAAAGAAAAATAAGTCTTATGATAAAGATGATGGATATACTAAAAGAAATGTTTATTTTTGAATATGATGCTCAAACAGAAAAAGCTTTAGCTAATAAAGCAAAATCTACTGGCATATCCAAAACTATTCTAAAAAGTGTTTACGCAAAAGGTTTAGGAGCTTGGAAAACAGGACATCGTCCAGGAGCTGGTCAACATCAATGGGCCATGGCAAGAGTAAATTCTTTTGTAACTGGAAAAGGTGGAGCTAGAAAAGCAGACAAGACGTTATGGAAAAAAGCAAGTAAATCAAAAAAGAAAAAATAATTATGGAAAATAGTATATCTTATTGGCAGCATTTGTTATTACAAGAAATAGAAGAAGTATCATATAAAAAATCAGGATTAGAAAATCCAGATAAAGCTGATCGAAACAAAGATCATGATATATCTTCTTGGGAAAATAAAGTAGGCACCGCTATAGAGAAAAACATGGAAGAAGGTGAAGATCATGAAGTTTCTATGGCTAACAATAGTCTAGAGACTATCATCAAATCAGCAATGGAGCTTAAGGCGAAGCTAGGAGATGATGAGAAAGATATTCCAGCATGGATCCAAGATCATATCACCAATGCTGCCAATTTCATTAGTCAAGCTGCAGATAATTACCATGAATATGGAGGAGAAGAAAAACCAGAAGAAACAGAAGATTCACTTACTGCGATAATGGAAAAAATTGTAAAAAATGGATATAAATAAACTTAAAGGACACATACCAGATGTAGTAATTAATCAACTTCCTGACACAATTGCTAAATTTGAGCTTAATACTCCTTTGAGATTAGCTCATTTTTTAGCGCAAGCTGGTCACGAGTCTGGAGGATTTAAAGCAGTAACTGAGAATTTAAATTATGGGGCTAAAGGATTATTAAGTATATTTAAGAAGTATTTTCCAACTCAAGGTAAAGCAGTTCTATATGAAAGAAAACCTGAAAAAATTGCTAATCTTGTTTATGGAAATCGTATGGGAAATGGTTCTGAGACCTCTGGTGAAGGCTTTAAGTATCGTGGTCGTGGTTATATTCAGCTTACTGGTAAAGATAACTATAAAGCCTTTGACTTGGTTGTTACAGAAAATATCACGAATTCTCCGGAGTTAGTAGCCACTAAATATCCTTTGTTATCAGCTGCTTGGTTTTTTCATAAAAACAATCTTCATAAAATAGCAGATGAAGGTCCTTCTGATGCTGTAATTACAAAAGTTACTAAGAGAGTTAATGGTGGAACTCATGGATTACCAGATAGAATAAAACATTTTAAAAAATATTATAGCTTATTAAAATAATATGGACAAGAATCTAGAGATATTAAAAAGACTTATTATAGAGGCAGAAGCTGAAGTAGAAACTGAAGAAGAGACTGAAGAAGTAGTAAAACCTGGATCTTTTGAAGAGAATCCAATGGAGTTTATTTTAAAAAAATACGCTACTTTAAATGAACTTTTAGTAGAGCTTATGACAGATTCTTTTCAAGAATATGTTGATGGAATATTCATAATGGCTCCAAAACCAACTACTTTTAAAGTATTACTTCATAATGGACAAGTATTTTTTCTTTCTTATCTAGATCCTAATTATGAAGCTACTATAGAAGGTAAAAGATATTATTTATTGGGAATTGGAGAAAAAGAAAGATGCATGGTAGCCATATCAAGACTTTTAAGATACGGAACTCCATTAAAAATAAAAGGACCAGAAGGCGCTGAACAAGGCGCAAACGCAGATGAAATGTCTGCAGAAGGTTCTTCATTAGCAGATACTGGCGCAGCTCCAGAAGAAACTGAAGAAGCTCCTGAAGAAGCCCTTACAGAATCTATGAATATTCTTAAAAGATTGATTTTAGAAGCCGCTAAAAAAGAAGAAAATCAAGACTTATCAAAAAAAATATTAGATCTATTATCTTTAGATCCTAATCTTGCTGAATATGAACCATATAAAGTAGAAAGAGATCCAAAGTCTGTAAATAACTATAAAGCTTATTTTAAAAATGTAAATACTAAAGATAAAAAAGGAAGACGAGATATTCTAACATTATTAACTACCGCTGAAGGCATAAAAAATGGAGAAGTAATGCCTAAATATGTTGGATGGTCTTCAATAGGATATTCTAAATTAAATACAGACTTTGGAGAAGTTAATATTTCGCCAAAAGGATTTTCTGAAAACGCAACCACTACTAATGTTAAAGAAGGACTTGTAATACCTTTTTATTATTCGTCACTAAAAGATCTTATAACTGAAGATACTTTTGAAAGTAGTATAAAAGCTACAATAAAAGCTACTATAGTTAATGAAGAACTAATAGGTCCTAAACTATCTGCAGAATTACTCGAATATTTAAATTCATTAGAAAATACTAAAGCAAATATTAAAATTATAAATCAACCGCTATCTCAAGCTTTAGCTATTTATAAGGCATATCCAGAACGATATGAATTAAATAGAGGCGATATACTTAATGATTATAGACAATTTGCTAGCCAACAATTAAGTATGAATTATGATAAATGGTGTCCAGCTGATTTGTATCTTATAATACGTGAAGGTGGAGCTAAAGCGAGATTAAAAAAAGCTATAATTGCTAGCAAAAAAGATACGCCTGGAAGTGCTATTGAAGTTTTAAATAATTCATTTAATGAAAAATGGGGAGGGATATTAAAACCTATTACCGGAATATCATTAAAATTTGAGAAAGCTCAAGGTGGAAAAGCTAAATCTTATCTTGAAACAATAGCAAACAGTAAAACAGAGTATAATTTAAATAAAGAAGAAAAAGAATATAGTGAACAAGAGTATTTAGATGGTATAGAAGCAGGAAGAAAGAAATTAGCATCACAAGTAAAAGGAGTAGACGGCATAGAATATATTGTATTAAAAAGCGAAAAAGCAGCAAAAAAAGATATAGAGACCTTAAGAAGCAAATTCGCGGGTTTAAAATGTTTAAACTTCTTTTTTTCTAAATTTCCTAAAGATAAATATGATGATGCATTATTAGGATTATCTGCTTTTGCGATGTCTTTAAGTGATACTTCTCCTGCATTTTTTAAAGTAAAAGGTAGCACTACAGGAGAAGCAGAAGTAGAACCGTTCCCTAGAGGCGCATCATTATCTTTATTAGAAAATGGAGATGAATATGAAATGATAACTATAGAAGATAGTCCAACTAATGGAGAAATAGCCATAAAAATGAAAGTATCTAAAGGAGGAGACCCACAAAGTGTGATAATTAAAGCTAGAAGTGGTGGTGGAATGCAAGGAACTATGGAATTAACTGTTGGACCAATAAAAGAATAGAAGATATGTCGTATGCTCCTACCATAGAAAAAAAGCCATCTTTATTAAAAATAATATTGTATATTGCAATAGGATTAGTAATTGCTTATTATGCAATGCTTATATTCACTTCAAAACCACAAATACCTTTAGAGTTTCAAAGAAAATTAGATAGTTTATCGGTAGTGACAGCTCAATTACAGCATCAACAGAAATTCTATGATAGCATAATATTATCATCAGAACTTAAAGTAAGACAATTAGACGAAAGATTAGACAGCGTAAAAGAAAAAACAATAATAATAAAAGAATATTACCATGAAAAAAGCGCAGCTGCTGATACTTACACTAATACTCAGCTCGATAGTTTTTTCGCAAAACGTTACGGATACTAGTAAAATAAAAATTCCGTATAGAGCAGCAAAACAAATAGTAAAAGATCTTATTACGGGAGATTCTTCATTAGCTTTGTTAAAACTATCAGAAAAACAATTAGAAATTACAGAACAAAAATTAGCTTTAAAAGACAGTATTATTGCCGTTTATAAGCTAAAAGAAAAAAATTATATAAATCAAGTAGATAACGAAAAACAAAAAATAGAAGGTTGGCAAGAACAATTTGGTCTGTTACAAAAAGAAAATAAAAAATTAATAGCTAAAAATAGATTTACAAAACTAGTCTCTTCTCTAATAATTGGATCGTTGGTCTATTTAAATTTTGCTAAATAATGTCAGATCAACAAATGTCTATAAAAGACAAAGTAAAAGAAGAATTTATTAGATGCGCTCAAGATCCTGTTTATTTCATGAAGAAATATTACATGATCCAACATCCTCAAAGAGGAAGAATGCTATTTAATTTATATCCTTTTCAAGAAAAAGTATTAAAGTTATTTCAAAATAATAGATTTGATATTATAAATAAATCTAGACAGTTAGGAATTTCTACTTTAGTTTCAGCTTATTCTTTATGGATAATGCTTTTTCAGAAAGATAAAAACATTCTTGTTATCGCAACTACTCAAGCTACCGCAAAAAACATGGTAACTAAAGTTAGATTTGCTTATCAAAATCTACCTTCATGGCTTAGAATAGGAGCTACAGAAGACAATAGATTAAGTCTTAGATTAGTAAATGGATCGCAGATTAAAGCTGTTTCTGCTGCAGGAGACGCCGCCCGTTCTGAAGCTGTATCATTACTTGTAATAGATGAAGCTGCGTTTATCGATAGAATTGAAGAAATATTTACCGCAGCTCAACAAACTTTGGCCACTGGTGGTGGATGCATCGCTTTATCTACTCCAAATGGAGTTGGTAATTGGTTTCATAAAACTTATATAAAAGCTCAGAAAAAAGAAAATAACTTTTTACCTATTTCTTTACCTTGGACAGTTCATCCAGAGCGAGATCAAAAGTGGAGAGACGATCAAAACAAAGAATTAGGAGAAAGAAGCGCAGCTCAAGAGTGCGATTGTAATTTTACTACTTCAGGAAATACTGTAATTCCTCCAGATATTCTAACATGGTATGAAGAAAACACTATTTCTGAACCAATAGAAAGAAGAGGGGTTAACAAAGCTTATTGGATTTGGGAATATCCAGATCCTAGCAAATATTATGCCTTAATAGCTGACGTAGCAAGAGGTGATGGAGCTGACTATTCGGCTTTTCAAATTATAGATATTGAAACTGTTACTCAAGTAGCAGAATATAAAGCTCAACCTGGAACCAGAGAATATGCTAATGTAATATTAAGCGCGGCTACAGAGTACAATAACGCTTTATTAGTAGTAGAAAATGCAAGTATTGGATGGGATGTAGTTCAATCAGTCTTAGAAAGCGGATATCAAAACATTCATTACAGTTATAGAAGTGAAATAGGATTTGATTTTCAAAAATATATTGATAAATATCAATCATCAAACAGCGCTTTAGTTCCTGGATTTTCTACAACTAGTAAAACAAGACCACTAGTTATTGAAAAAATGAGAGACTTTATTGAAAGCAAATCAGTAATTATTAGATCTATTAGACTTCTTGAAGAGCTTAGAGTTTTTATTTGGAGAAATAATACAACTCAAGCAATGTCTGGCTATAATGATGATCTAGTAATGGCTTTTGCTATAGGAATGTATCTTAGAGAAACTTCTCTTAGATATAAATCTACTGCAGATAGTCTATTAAAAACAAGTTTGAACAATTTTACAAAAACAAATTCAGACTATCAAATGTATAATGCAAACAGTTCATATAATAGCAATCCATGGCATATGAATATTCAAACACAAAATGGTGAAGAATCACAAGATCTTACATGGTTACTCTAAAATCGCATAATTATTAATAATGGCAGAAAATCAAAAACCGCAAGAAAATGTATTTACAGCGTTAAGACGCTTGTTCTCTACTGATGTGATCATCCGTAATGAGGGTGGAGGATTGCTAAAAGTTATAGATACAGATAAGATCCAAACTTCTGGAGTTATTCAAACTAACTCTTTAATTGATAGATTTAATAAAGTTTATACTACATCAACTGCTTATGGAGTTAATTTAAATCTTGCTCAAAATTATAGATCAGCTAGAGTTCAAATTTATGCAGATTATGATGCTATGGACACTGACGCAATCATCGCATCAGCACTAGATATTATAGCAGATGAAGCTACTTTAAAAAACGAACAAGGAGAAGTGTTACAAATTAGATCTGCTGATGAAAATATACAAAAACTGCTTTACAATCTATATTATTCCGTCTTAAATATAGAATTTAATCTTTGGTCTTGGGTTAGAAACATGTGTAAGTATGGTGATTTTTATTTAAAAATGGAAATTGCCGAAGACTTCGGAGTTTATAATGTGATTCCTTTCTCAGCTTATAATATAGTAAGAGAAGAGGGATTTAATCCAAAAAATCCAAGCGAAGTTAGATTTAAGTATGATCCTAACGCAGCTATTTCTAATACTGCTGGATATAATAGTGCATTTAGTGAGCATGATCCTGGCATGTACTTTGATAACTATGAGATGGCTCATTTTAGACTCACTGGAGACGTTAACTATCTTCCTTATGGAAGATCTTATTTAGAGCCTGCACGTAAGCTGTATAAGCAGTATGTGCTTATTGAAGACGCTATGCTAATTCACCGCATAGTAAGAGCTCCAGAACGCAGAATATTCTATGTAAATGTAGGAGCAATACCTCCAGGAGAAGTAGAAAACTACATGCAAAGAATGATTGGCAAGATGAAAAAAACTCCTCTTGTAGATCCAAACACTGGACAATATAACTTAAAATATAACCAACAAAATCTATTAGAAGACTTTTTTATTCCTATTCGTGGAAATGATCAGACTACTAGAATAGATACTGCAAAAGGATTAGACTATAATGGTATTGAAGACGTAGCTTATTTTAGAGAAAAACTTTTTGCAGCGCTTAAAATACCTAAAGCTTTCATGGGATATGAAAAAGACTTAACAGGTAAAGCTACACTAGCAGCTGAAGACATAAGATTTGCTAGAACTGTAGAAAGGATTCAAAGAATCTTAGTATCAGAACTTACTAAGATTGGATTAGTTCACTTATACGCAAATGGATATACTGATGCATCAGCTGCAAATTTTACAATATCTCTTACTAACCCATCAATTATCTACGATCAAGAAAGAACAGCTCTCTTCAAAGAAAAAATCGACCTTGCAAATCAAGCAATGGAAGGACACTTCTTGCCAAGAGACTTTATCTACGACAAAATCTTCCACTTCTCTGAAGATCAATACTCAGAGTTAGAAGACATGATAATTGCGGATCAGAAAAGAGCATTTAGATATAAACAAATAGCAGAAGAAGGAAATGATCCTTCAGATAGCGGAATGGCTTATGGAACTCCGCATCAATTAGCGGGACTTTATGGCGGTAAAGGTGATCTTAACTTAGAAGTTCCTACTGGATATAATGAGAAAGATAAAAATGAACCTACTAAAGTTTCAGGAAGACCTCAAAAGAATATGTCAATCATTGGAACTGATCAATCAGTATTTGGTAGAGATCCAATAGGAAGAAAAGGATTAAATTCTAAAGAAGAAAAAGGTGAAGACTCAATGGATTATGGCTCAGCACTAGCATTAGAAAGCACAAAAGGAATCTTTTTAAGAAATAAAAATGCTTTAGCTACTGGTTTTGCTTCAAGAAAAACAAAACTTTTTCAAGAACCAAACTTACTTAATGAGAATAATATAATAGATAATTTAGATTAAAGCGTTATATATTTATAAACAGAGATTTTTAAATCAATATGGCACTAAAACATTCTAAATTCCGAAATACTGGCATACTATTTGAGCTTCTGGTTAGACAGACGACGGCAGATCTTTTGCAAAATAAAGACTCAAAAGCCGTAAAAATACTTAAAAAGTATTTCACTAACACAGAACTTGCTAAAGAGTATGAACTGTATAATTCGTATATCAAAAGTAATGATATAAATGAATCTAAGGCCGAAATGTTTATTAATACTCTAATAGAGCAATACAATAAAATAAACTATAGCAAGCTTAATACTGAAAAATACAATCTAATTAGAGAAATTAAATCTAATTATGATTTAGATAATTTTTTTAAAGCTAAAATAGATAATTACAAATCTTATGCTTCTATTTATATTGTATTAGAATCTCAAAAAGATAAGAGCTCTAATATAAATCAAACAATAGCTAGCAAAATTAATATGCTAGAGCACTTATGCGGAAAATCTATTCAAGAAAAACCAGCTTCTACTCAAATGCTAGAAGAGTTTATGAGTGAAGATAAAGAGATTAGACTGCTTGCGTATAGAATACTAGTAGAAAAGTTCAATAAAAAATACTCAGGACTTTCTAAAGATCAAAAAGAAGTTTTAAAAGAATATATAAACAGCATATCTGATACTAAAAACTTAAGGATATACTTAAATGAGAAATTTAATTACGTAAAAAAAGAACTTACTTTACTTTCTAACTCAGTAGAAGATCAAGTAACTTCAATAAAATTAAAAGAAGTAGTTAAATTTATTAAACCTATAAAAGAAAACGAATCTATAAAAGACGAATCAGTCTCTACTTTGTTGCAATACTATGATTTAATTAGCGAAATTAAAAAAGTACAAACAAAATGAGTGATATGCAATCCGATTTTAGAAGATTAATGACAGAGATTAATGACTATTCTGATAGAAAAGTGATTATTAAAAACCCAAAGTTATATGATGATCTGGTTAGTCCACATTCAAATATAGATTTTTCAGAAGAAAATATAGATGGAAATCTTGTTATTGTATTTAGCGGTCTTGAATTTGAACGTTTTCAAGATTTATTAGCAAATAACTATGATTATGATTCTTGGGATGAATATACGCCTCCTTCAGATTTTATGAAGCATCGAAAAGATCCTAACTATTATTCAGATCGTCCTAATGATTTTTTTGATAGACATAATATGGAAGAAATGTCTACTACTTCTGGTGCTGGAGCTTATCTTACAAAAGCAAAATTATCAGAAAACATAAACTCTGGATATAAAAAAGTAAAAGGATTTCGACCAGGCCACAGTAAGATAAATATAGTTGAGCCTAAAGATCTTTGGAACATGCATGAAGAAATAGAAACTTCATTAGAAGATAAAAAAGGAGTCGAGATTAAAGTAGGAGATAGAGTTAAAATACTTTCAAATCCAAAAGGCGGATTTGGAGAAGTAATAGGGTTTGATGAAAAAAAAGCCTCTGTTAAAGTCACTCAAGGCGGAGGATCTACTTATGAAAGACCAGCTTCTTACTTTCCTAAAGAAATAGAAAAAGTAGAAGACGAAAAAGAAGAAACAAAACAAAAAAAGCCTAAAGAAACTAGCCCTGAAGAAATTCCAATAAAAGAAAACTACGCTAGATTTAGAAATGAAACTAAAACAAGAAGTAAGTCTCAACAGTTTCATGAAGCCGCTAAAATGGTGGAAAAAAAATTAAGAGAAATAAATAAAATACTTGAATACACTTCTAAATTAAAGTCTGAACTTTTTGAAGACGAGAATTGTAATGAGTGTTATAGTCGTACAGGAAAAGTAATGGAAAAGATTACTAAAAATATAGCGGAAGCTTATTCTAAAGTTAAAAAGATAAAATAACCAAAATGGCAAAGGCAAAAGGATCTGGATTGGCTACAAAAACTAATTTTGGAAAAAAGAAAAAAGGAGTTCAAGATGTCATATGTAATCGTAGCTAAAGGTACTGGTCTTATTGTCACAGACGGTCCTAACAAAACCCGTGCATACAAAACTTTTGGTGCCGCCAAAGCAACTCGTACACGTCTCTGCAACAAAGCAGGCTGGAACGAAAGTCAACTGAACATTGTGGCTCGTGACACTTATACGGCACCCAAGATCACTGTTCGTAATTTGATGACAGGCAAAGATGTAACCATTGACGCCGACACACCTTGGGCTTGCCGAGTTGACAGCGAAGCCTACTGGAGCATGTGATGACACTGTTAGAAATTATCGTAGTAGGGGCAGTTATAGGATTCATCTTTGCTGTCAAAGTTTGGATTCTCACAAAGATTTAAGGCAACAAAATGATTCATCAGAACGTACAAAAACTCATCAACGATTATCAGACAATTCTGGACCGAGATCCCATGGATCAGATGGAAGACACTCAAAGTATTCTTACTAGATTTGCCCAGTTAGTGGCCGCAGAGATAGGTGAGATTGTGGTAGCAAGTCCTTACATGGAAGGTACTCGTATGTACTTTGACGAGAAGATTGCTCGCTATGAGATCAAG